CAGCGCCGGATTCGTAATTAGTGCCATCAAGTGCTCCGAGAAACCAGAGGTAAACTGCTCCTCCTGCCGATGCAGCCGTGGCAAGGTCTATCAATAGCTCAATGTCTGCAAGCGTATCCCCTCCAGTGTTATCAATAGCGGATGCCATGGACAGCTTCCCTGTGCCAGTGGTGAGATTTTTCAGATCACTTGCAGCGAAAAGGGCCGTCTTTGTTTGAGCGTATGCGCTCCAGTTTGCTGGATTGTCAGCCATTAGTGACCCCTTGCTCCGAGAATGTCTTGATATGAAATCGTGGTCCCCATACCCCAAAGCTCTTCAGCACGGGAGCCTTTGCGGGTTGCCAGGGCTATAACGGCAGTCTCAGAGGCCGAAGAATCCTTCAGCATCTTCTTAAGATTCTTGAGATCGTTGGCATTGGTGCCATCAGGCTTTTTAAGAACGATGTCCGACGCTGGGGATTGCATCAGGGATTCAAAAAACGATCCCATAAGGATTGTCTGGGTGGCGATAAAATCATCGACCAGAATCGCCCTTCGAATTTCTCCGGGGGTTACATCGGTACGGATAAAGGTAATACCATCGCGCCTGAGATTAAGCGCAGCCGCCGCCTGTTGTGCGGACATGGTTGCGTATCCGTATGTGTTTGGGTCTGTGTTCAGTTCGATTAAGAGTTCTTCTAGGGTCATTTTAATATCCTTTGAATGCTTTACAGAATGAAATAGCTAAAAGCAAAAACTTATTCTAGTCCAAGCATGCTCCGCGCCTGTGTTTTCTACACCAGCTACTTATAAAGAATGGTAACGTAAACGCCCGTTGCTGCGTTCGTGTTATCCGTGCTACTGCCGCCGCCTGTCAGACAGAATCCGATCCCAGCTGAAAAACTCTGCAAAGAACTCGCCCTGCTGCTTACGTTCTTAGCTAAAGCAGGAATAGTCTCTACATACCCTGTAGCAGAACTACAAGTAGGAGCAGCCGCTGAATTATAGAGTCTCAAATAGTATACAGTATCTGTGGTATTTGTGACCTGAATGGTGCTAACTACTCCAGCCGAAGCCTTACAGTTTTTCGCATTCGTACTCGCAGCAGAAGTCAGATAACATGTACTGTTGCCAACTGTAACGTCAGAAGAAGCTGTCCCTGTCGTTAAAAGCGCTCCGCTCGAATCAATCTTCGCGTAGTATCTGTTAGTGACGTCGCGGATCGAGGTCGATCCCTGAGCATAAACAGCCGGAAGACTAAGAAAACTCGAGAAGCTCGAAAGTCCAAAAAGAACTGCAACAATAACTAATGCTTTTTTAATACTCATAGCTAATTAATCTCCCCCAGTTCCTGTTTCAGTTCCTGTTCCAGTTCCTGTTTCTACTACAGTCTCTACCCCCATTGCCTTCTTCGGAGCAGCTTTCGAAGCTTTCTCGGCTGCTTTTCTCTTTTCCTCTAAAGCTTCGCGCTGCAGTTTAATCTCCTCGGGGTCTTTTCTGGTCCCTGGAAGTTGTGGAGCTTCCACTAGTTCTTCTCCCTGCCCTTCTACATTAATATCCCCGACACTATCTGAAGCAGAATTTCCCAGTCCAGCAATATCTTCAAGTTCGGTAAGAATTCTGCTCTTTGGCAGGATAAAGCCCTTTCCAGCGAGCCTACTCACGTAGTTGCTGAGTTCGTCTAGATTCGGGTCTGTCACTTTACTGACTACTAACCTTGGAAGCTTGCTCCCTAAACCCTGAAACTTTCCATTCAGGGAGAAAAGCTGCGGGATCGCTACACGATTTAAATGTGCACAGATTCTTCCTAGTATGGACTGAACGGCAACGAGAAAGAGATCACTCTGATTGCTAGAAAGCGCAAAGGAACCGACTCTGTCCATCCCAAGCATAATGAACTGGGCAAGGACTGTCGCGGCAATTCTTTTGTCATATCTGTTAATAATCTTATCTGTGTCAAACTGACGACGAGAAGATCCTATTTGCAGTAACTCTATCGTGAAGCCGAAGGGGAGGAAAATCCCGTCCTGTTCATCCCTTCTCAGATTCGCGATCATTTGCTCGATAGCGAGACGAACAGCTGTGTGTTCTTCTGAATCTATGTCGAAGCCCTCAGGAGGCTGAATAACAGGCAGCCCGACTAGATCTCTCTCTATCCCTATCGCCTCGATCTCCTCTATATTCTTCTTAAAGTAATAAGGTCTGTAGGCGTTACGGAGAATCGAGTTATGCGTAGGAACCATTCCCTCACCAGCTAGAAATAAATGATCTGGTGAATCTACCTCGATACATACAGTTCTAAACTTCCCAATATACTCCACCTGCTGTATATAATGCCTTCGACGTGTATGGCTACAAACTACGCGATCTGTTTTTCTCTTTAATAAAAATGGAGACTCAATTGGAGTAAATTTAATCAAATGTGCATCTAGCTTTCTGTCTACTCCATTAGCTTTCTTAATCATTGCATACGCTTCATTACCAAGAGATCTAACTAGAAAAGACACGCCCCTAGCAAGCTTTTCATTTGTATTACAAAACTCGCATCTTCCATTCCTATCTACATAACCGTCGGAATCCATTAAACCAGCTAACAGGAGCTTTCTCTGCTCAACTGAACCTCGCAGGTATACCTCAGGTATATGCTTATTGTTAATCAGTCCTAGTGAACGTAAAAGAGACTGCGGACCCAACTTGGACCATTTTTCGTCTCCTTGAATTTCAAGGATTCTTCCTAAACCACCAGTCTTGCCATTATGTTTAATCTGAACATTATAGCCACATAACCTGCGTAAAGTATCTGCTGTTTCTTCGGCATCGTCTGCATGGCAAGTTACTCTAGAGCTTGCAGAATTACCGTCCCCAAGCCACAAACCCAAAAAATATGGATTCAATGGTAACAGTTGCTCCGGAAAGTCTAAAGCTCCAGCCAGATTTATAGAATGATTAGATGACCCTACCCCAGTATGTTGCGTGTTAAAGATTTCCGCAGTTATCCTAACAGAATTCTCGCGAGGACAGTCCTCATTTGATCTCTCATACAGTGTCTGTGTAACCCACTGATGTTTTTCATCAGCTAGGATTCCATAACCTCCCTTAAACATCAAGGCATAACAAGGTCTATCTTCCCAATCCTTACGAGCTGTTACGTATCTCACCTTCCCATCCGAGCCGAAAACCTTATCCCCAGGCTTTAAATCATCAAGCTTTCTCCAGCCATCTGGAGTGGGAATAGGTGTATTGGGATGTAAAGCTCTGCCCTCGGGATTCTCACCATCTAGCTTCGTCCTGAAAAGCAATCCCTTAGAAAGCGGGATAGTTCTGCGTGCGTAGTCTGGAGGAGCTACTTGCTGAAATGCTGTAAGTTCTCCCGTGTTCTCGTCAAAGACCCAGTCCGCGAAACTGCTCTGCATTCTCCTTGAAATACTCCTCCAACCAATCAGCCCATCACTCTCTTGAGAGGACGTGCGAGGGTCATTCGTATAGCCTTTTCGAAGCTTAAAGGTGACTTCGTGAAAGGACCATCCGTATGTGAGCATCGTGGAGACTTCGGAGATGAACTCCTGCCATGAATGACTCATATCATTCATGCAGCTTTTCAAGAAATTAGCCGCTTCTTTATCGAGCGCGCTCTTCCCTGCAGGTCTTATACTCCAGGTAGCTTTTTCGAGAACCTGTTCTATCGCAAACATAACAGCCCCGATTATGGGGTCGTTATCTCTCATCTCGCGATAAACCCTTATCCCCTGCAGTCCCCTGAGGGAAGGAAGGAACTCTTCGTAAATCTGGCCTCCAAAACGACGGATACCAGACCGACCTATCTCTGCTAGAGCTGTGTTGTGCGCTGAAGAGCGACGACCTTTCTCTACACGAGTCGGGGTAGTGGGCTGAGTATCCGTCGTATTAGACATTAGAGACTAACCTCAGAAGTTATTTCTTTTGCTTCGTTCTCTTTCTTCTCTCGGAGCGCTTCCATAGCAGCTGTGACTACTGAAAGCTTTGGAGCCTGAGCTGTTGCTGCTAAGTGTGCTGAGTTCTCGTCGAGAACTGCAAGGAGCCTGTCGAGTTCCATCATAGCACCATCTATAGTACTGGCCTGTGCTAGAACTTCTTTCAGCTCCTCGTACAACTGCGCTTTTCTTTCTTCAAGCATTTCTTTCGTAATTTGCATATCCACTCCAGCCTTTTCCTTTTTCTTCTTTACAGTCCTAAAACTCCGGAGTCTCTTACCGAGACTGAGACTGAGCGCTACGCGCTAAGTACTGGGGCTCGCACTGGAACTAGCACTGGGGCTGACACTTAGGCTGGGTGAAGCGCTCGGTGAAGCGCTTGAACTCGAACTGGCGCTCGGAGAAGAGGAAGAGCTCGGAGAGACTGACTGCGAACCTGCATCAACCCAATCATCTGCCGCGAGCAAATACATGTCCGCGCCGTCGATCTGAATCTTAATCTTCTTCACAACATTACCTGCTGTGACTCCGGCGGGAGTCTGGCTGACCAGACCCGAAGTTGTTGCCTTCAACAGATAAGTGCTGCTCGTAATGCGAAGAATTCCGTGCAGGTATATATCACCCTGCAAAATCCACTGCCCGTAAGACTTTTGACGGATGTAACTCATGGTGTTTAGTACCTATTCCTTTCAGTTTCCTTTAATGAATGCGAAGACTCCAAGAACTTTAAGAACTGTCGCTGAAGCGAGACTGTCGTGAGCGCGAGCGCTCTTGCGAGCTAAGCGCTCCAGTCTGTGGCCGCCAACAGATACATAACCACCCCGTCAAGCTCAATTTTAAGCTTTTTCCGTGTTGCGGAAGGAGTGACTCCTGTCGGATCTGCGACTATCGCGCCGCTTCCAGTCGTCAGCTTGAATAGGTACTTGTCTGGCACAAAGTGCGGGACACCTTTCTCAATAATATCGCCCTTGTGGTATATGTTACCACGATTGAAAGACTGTGCATAGGACATTTTCTTTTCCTCTTCCTTTCCCCAGATCCGCTTGTCTACCTGGCCTCAGAAGTTCTTCCGGTCCTTACAACCCTTACAGTGATCACTGTTACTGTGAGAACTGCGGAGGTTATGGGAACTGAACTGAACCTGAGTATACAACGGCTTGTACTGCTTACGGCTAAAAGAATGCTCTTAGCCATTAGTTTACTCTAAGCGTAGCTTTGAAGACAATGCCTTCGGACTACGCTTGGCGTAAAACGACATCCTTACACTAATTTACTCCAAATCTTCCACCAAAGTTACTGTAGTCAAGAACTCGTGAGCCGTTTGAGCTGGTGCTGAACTGCGAGTATTTTCTGGCCCCTATTATATGGGGCTTGAAGCCACCAGTATTAACGCTGAAACCCTGTTCCGCAAGTTTCTGATCATTCGAAGGCAAAACAACAAGGGTCGGAGAACCATCCGACGCGCCGATCCTGAAATATGTCGCCGACACGTTAATATCATTGTTGAGTACCTCGTTGTAGAACAGGAGCGCAAGCGCGTCTGCATCGTCCGGCGACCGTTCAACTCCGGTTAGGAGCTTAATGTCATGCTTAATCTCGTCTTTGGGCTGGATCTTGATCTTCTTATCAATCGTATATTTTGTGACTGTGAGTTCCTCGTCCAGCATCTGTGTGTCGGGGGCTATGGAAATCTCGTTTATGCGAGTCCTTAAGTGCCAGTACATTTCGCTTCTTTTGTTATAGTACTGCGTCTCGTCCACTGCAGTCTCCGCGACATTCACTCCGAACACCTTGACTGGAATCTTCGCCTTCAGCACTTCCTCATTCAGCCTGTCAACAACGCCCGCCCCGATTCCGATAACATCAACGAGGATTCGGTTCGCCTTATACGTGACGAGAGTGTCGAAGCAAAGCTTCGCAATCTGCATAGTATCCATACTCTTTACGGCGAGACGATCTATAACGCGTGAGCCCTTCCGCACGTAAACAACGGAATGATCGGAGCCGAAGCGCGCAGGATCGCATGATACGACTACCATGTCACTGTCACTCTCTGCGAGAATCCTGTTGTGTGCGTCTGCTACCTGCTCAGCGGAGATTAAAGAAACTGCGTCTAGAAGTGGGGGAAGCCCGAGCACTTTAGCTCGGTAGAAATCTGAATCTTCCCCGTACTTCTTAATGACTAACTTTATGGACTCTGGCGTGACCATCTTACAGTCATACGCATTGATAAACCTTACTGTATATGCGCTGTTGATGGGATCTGCGATCTGCTTAAAGAAGTAACCTGCCCTCCGCGTGGGGTTAGAGGCTAAGATCGCGTAAGAGTCTGGGGTGGTGAATGCACCATCTACGGCCGCGAACACGCTATCATCAACTGCCGAAGCCTCATCAACCAGGAAAAGAATGTGTCCGGAATGGAACCCTTGCAATCCCTCTGCGTGTTGTTCACCAGGCTTCGGGCGCGAAGTTCTCGCGACGGCGAACCACTCTTCTTCGTGTCCCCGCAGCCCTATCCGTGTCTGCGTCCACTTAAACATCTTCGAGATCATCTCTGATCGACGCATCCACTTTGCATGTTCCGCCCACAGCACGTCATAAAGCTGATGCTGAGAAGGCGCGGTCGAAGGTATCTTCGGGAAGGGTCTGGTGGAAAGAAACCAGATTGTAGCAATCGAAAGAGCTGCACTCTTCCCCGCGCCTGTGCAGGAACTCCAGGCACAGAATCTCTTATCGACAAGATCTTGCAGACCCTGAGCCTGCCACTTGTCACAGTCGAAGTGCAGAATATCATATGCCCACTTTACAGGTGAGAATACGTATTCTGACTGCTGCTTTAAGAACTTCTGTGTAGTTGGATTGAGACTCATTTAGAATAAATCCTAGAAAAGCTTCTAAACTTCTAAACTTCGCCGTCGAGCGCAACTGCTGCATTCGCGATCATAACAGCTTCACGAATTTTCCGAATAGCATCTTCTCGATCCTGGCAATCTGGTACATGGTCAAGAATCGTCTGTGCGAAGGATCTGGCGCTTAATCGAAGCGCAACATACTTTAAAGGCTGATCTGCTTTCGGAGCATGATATGAAAATATGTTCTCGAGATTCTCAACTGTAACTTTTCCAGACATTTCTTAGTCCTCTAAAAACTCAAAAGCTTCCGTGGACTCCTACCGGAGTCTAATCCTCTAAGAGCTGAAGAATGTCCTCTGCCCGAAGTCCGTGCTTCTTCATAGAAGCTGTAATCTGGTTGCTCAGACTGGAGCCGGAGCTCCCATTTTTCTGGCCTGAACCATTCGGTTTGCAATCTGAGACTGTCTTTGTGGACTGTGTCTGCAGAATGGTGGGCTTTGTCTCTTTGGGAGCGCTGGAGCGCTCGCGGGAGACTGCTGAGTCCCTGTCTACAAGCTGGCTGGTGTAGCTTGTAGAAGGTCCGCCCGTGGTATCAGCAGTCTCCGGATCGCTAGCTCCGAGGCTTTTGCTCTCCTTGTCGCTTTGCGAGCTTTCGCTCTCGTGAGCGAGAGTGCCTTCTGGAGCTGAATTCAATATATCTTTTATGGAGTGCGGGGCTGAGACTCTTTCGGAGTCTGACGCGTCCTGAGTCTGAAGGCTCGAAATGTCGAAGGATGCGAGCGCTGCATCTTCCGCGTCGTCAACTGCGAGCACATCTCCACTAATGTCTATGAAGGAGTTTTTCTCCTCTAGAGAAAGGGTTTCTGAGCCTTCAACGGCTTCCGCGAGACTCGAATCGAGTTTATCGAGCGCCCGTTGCTTGGCCTGATTATAAGCTTCACTAATGAACTGAGCAAAATCACTCATTCCTTCACTATTCTTATCCTTCTTAGTCCCCGCCATCTCTAAAACTGTAACGGCTGTCTTCTGCCTGAGATTCAGACTGATGTCTTTTTCCTTCGGATTAATAATGATGTCCTCGAGAACGGAGAGTGCGGGATCTTGGAGCTTCGCAATTCTCGCCGTAACGTCTCCTATATTCTTTATTGCCCTCTCTCGGACGTCCCGCTCCATCTTCGCAAGCTCTACTTTGAAGAGGGGAGAATTGCAGATTATGGAGAGTCTGCCCTCGTTTATGGAAAGTTCTGTGGCAATCTCGTGCTGAGTCTGGCCTGTGCAGAGCCTCCGCATGATCTCACGATGTCGCGGCCTGATCATTTGTAAAGCTTGCTGAGGAGTTTCTAGGTAAGGAATGCGGCCCATTTCAGCTTCTCTCTCTCTTCTCTCTTTAAAGTTCTCGCAGTTTTAAGGCTGCCGGAGAATGTTTCTGAAGGCGTTGCCTTAACTGTCCTTGCGTATATCACGAATGGGAATGAATGTCAAGGGAAAAATACGCTGAAGCGAATTTTTGTGTGCTGGAAGGGATAGAACTGCATCGAATGTTGTAGTTTTGAAAGAGCTAAAAGCTTTAAGAGAAGTGAAAGGTGCAGGAATAAGAGTCTCTGAGGAAACTGAAATGTTGCAGCTATGACTGACGTTGCACACGCAATGGTTAGGGTGTATGCAACCGTCGTTGCAAGTGTTGTAAGTGTTTCAATAGAGTGCGCGGAATTTTTAGAGGCTTTTCGCTGCGCGAAGGCTTTTCGTTGTGTGAAGTTTTTGTCCCTGTGGAGCTTTTTCACTTCGTGAAGATCTGTCACTTTGTGGGCTACGTGAATGCTGTCGCATAGCGATGTTGTAATGATTGGAAGATGAAAAATGTGAAAAATTTTGTGCAGGACCGAAACCCTGGGCTACTATAGCGTTCGTACATAATTTTGGAATTGAATTCCAATACATCGGAACTGAAAAGTGATTTCACAGGCTATCGAAATCAATTATGATAATCATTTGCAGAATGTTTTAGGCAAGAAAAAAGCCCTAGTCAAGTGAAAGCTTATGACCCGGCTAGGGCTTTTCGAGCGGTGAAAGATGCGCAGAGTTATTGCGGAGTGGAAGCTAGTAGAGTGTATCCTCAAAGTCTCTGAGAGAATCCATAGCTTGACGGAATCTGAGGATACGCTTTGCCATTTCATCTAAGAGGCAATAAGAGAAAACAACTATACTATCATCGGGAGTGGTACGGGTTTTTATCGACAGTTGCTTTAAAGACTCCACAAGCTTTGGATCGGCCGATTTTGCAAAGCCCTTAAAAGATTCCAGCCTGTCGGATTCTAACTCATGCCGGTTAGGTTTTTTGCTGCTATGTTGTACGGTCGTGTTCATGGGCTAAAAACTCCTTTAGGATGTACTGGGTTGAAAGGTTTTTGAAGGGACTAGGCTAGGCTATGGCCTAACGTCGATACGTGGTCTTAGCTGACAGTAGAGCAAGGAACAAGCGAATAGCATGATACAGGAAAGCAAGAACAAACAAAAAGGCTAAAAGATCAATACCATCTTTTCCTTCAATGTACGGAAAGATGTACGCAATGAGTGAGTCTATCATACGCGATTCCAGCCATAAGAGTAAGGTTTATCGGAAAGCATAGCATAACAAACATGTGAAGGCTCTTTAATCTTCCAAACTTCGGAGAGATACAGCCAAAGGAAAGAAAAAAGCCTAACAAAAAAGCCAACGGGGAGCTTAAACTGGATTACATAGATAAGTTCCCCGTCTATATCAAAAACCAAAAGCCATAAATATTGTTTCATGGTTTGTACTCCTTTGAAAAGTTATAAAGCCTATCAGGATTGAAACCTGATAAGCTATAAAGCCCTACAAAGGAAAAAAGAGAGACAGGCTATAGCTTACATGGTATCGTAAGCTATAGCCTGTCTGGTAGGTTTTAGGAGACTGAAGCTTCAAGGGCTTCGCTTCTCATATCGTCGATAAATTCGGCCGTTTCCTCACCCATTCCGAGCGCAACAGAGGATCGGACTAAAGCCCACTGTTCATTCGGAAGATTCAGGAATGGGGAAGCAATCTTCTTGAGGTTATCTGCTTGGGCTTCCTTGCGGAGCCATTTTTGCGCAGAGTTATTGCGGATGTCCTCGCCGATCTGTCTAGCAGATGCGGAAAGTATAGCTTGTTCGGCCTCATCGTGCTTTTTTACGGAAGAAGCCTGAAAGCAAAGTAGGAAGTCTTCCAAGTCTGCTTGCTTGACGATCCTGTTAGAATCCGGTACTACTACCCAGCCCAGAAACCGGACAGGCTGTGAAGCATACACAGGTTTAACAAGAATTGCGCAGTCCATACCTTTTTTAGTTACTCGAAGGTATTTTGCCTCATCCACATTATGCGCGGTTGACTTAGCTCCCTTCGTTTTGCTTGTGGTTCCGTCTGCTACCAGAACGAACTCGAATTTTTCGAACAAAGCTTTAAGACTGTTTAAAGCCTTATCCTTTTGTGCCTGCAATTTTTCGCTGGCAAAGTTTACGGCAACGAAGGAAACAAGAACGTCAATAAGATTTTTCGCTAGACTCATGTTAATCTCCTTTAGATTTTGATCGGTTTACACTCCAAAAAGCTTGTAACCTTACAAGCTCAAAAAGCCTACATATATTATGATAGGTTTTTTGAGCCTGTCAACAGATCAATTCTAAAAAGCAAGGTTCCTCTGGGTCACTAGCCCATTCTGGGTATTTTTAAGTCTTTCGACCCTTGCAAGCTTAAGATGTTTTTCAACATGTTAAGCTTTTCCTGTCTACCGCCTTCCTCTCTCCGATCCCTTAACCTCTCCGATCGGCGACATAATTTATATATGCAATCGCTGTGCCAAAAGGCTACGCAAAAAACGTAGCCTAGCATCTTTTTATTAGCTTTTTTCTTAAACCGTTGCATTGATTGTAGTTACAACAAAGGATGCAAGCAAAAATACTTTTTGCCCTTCGATAGCCTTATAGGTTCGACAAAGCTACCCAATGCGGAAAGCCTTCAAAAAGGCTAAAAGTGTAAAATCCACCGACACCCAAAAGGTAAAGAAAAGGTGAAAAGTACTCTGTACTTTCCCATAAGTGTAAAGCTTTAGAGGTTTTACAAGCTTTATAGGAAATTGTATAAAAGTGTAAAATATTCCGACATACTGTAAAGGAGCTTTACAAGTGCAAAAAGCTTCGGGGAGTGCTACCCGATCCAACGGATACAAGTTTTCTCCACTTGCTAGGATACACTTAAAGGACTAGGTGAGAGAATAGCCTTTAGACTTCGAATAGCCTTTAAGCTTCGCTAAGCTTTCAGGATTGACTAGGCTATAGACTAGGGCCATGCTATGGCCATGCCATAGACCAGGACTAGGACAGAGGCTCTCCCAAGACGCACATTCCTATTCTTTTTTGGTATTTAGGATTTCGGAAGAGGATTCGGAAGAATAAAAAGCTACATTCGTTCTAATTCCTGAGAAGGAAAAGAATCTTTTAAATGTGCTACAACTATTGAAAGTGCTACATATGATGTAAAGACTATTGAAAAGGCATTTCATAGTTGCGTAAAATGGCCAAAAACCAAACCAAGGTAAAATCACCCAAACCCTAAATTTTAAACGGCCTCCGTTTGCCACAGCCCATTTAAAAGGCAATCTAACCCCTGCCCACAGCCCACTTAGACGATACCGAACCCTGCCCACACCGCAGCCTCTACCCCTTCCAAAGCCTCTACACCCTCCCTAGCCTCCACCATAAACAGAGACTCTATCCCTTCCGTAGCCTGTGACTGTGAAATGGTGCTGTACAGCCTCCGAGCGCGAGCGCAGTCTCTGTTCCTCTCGGAGACTCGGTCCCCTCCCGAGCATCCTATATTTTTTAGTAATGAAAATTCCAAAAGAGCCTCTACAGACTCGGTCACGGAACGAGACTCCGTTTCCTGACGAGCATCCTAGCATTTTATATACTCTAAAATCTGCCGGAGCCTCTACAGACTCGGCCACGAGTCCAGGCTCTGATTTTAAGAGAGCCTCCTATCTTTTTGAGCATTTAAGATTTTCTAGAGCCTCTACAGTCTCAGCCCGCGCCCACAGTCTCCACCTTTCGTTAGAGACTGTGAAGGACTCTAGAGACTGTTAAGGCTGGAACGAGCCTCGAGGCTCCGCTTTCTCTCCTATCCTATGTTTTGGGAGTATTCTGTCCTTTCCAGAGCCTGTCGCGTTAGCGAGCATCCTATATTTTTTGGAGTCTTCGATTTACGCCAGTCGTAATTCGAGAAAGGAGGCTGTATAGCCTGTTAAACTCTCGAAGGAGAAAGCCCCCACAGTCTCTTGTCCTTTCGGAGACTGTGGGGGAAGGAGCCTCTGGCGAGCCTAGAGCCAGAGGAATGGAAAATGCTTTTGTTTTTCCTGCTCTTCGAGATAACGAGCAGAATCCTTAAGTCCTCCTGCAGGAGCATAAAGCGCGGAGGAGCCTGGAGTGCTATGAGCGCGAAGAATCACAGAGGTTATTTCCGCTGAAGAACGAGTGTAAGCCTTGCGAGGCAAGAGCTTCCGGCGCCGGACTGTGGAGAATTTGAGGCAGAGGAAGACTCTGAGCCTAAAGATCTTAAAATACTTCGATTTCATGTAGGGTGTCATTAGTAGAACATCTCCTTTCGCGCGACCCATTCTCCGTCGCTTTCACTTTTCTTTAGAAATGTAGCCTGACATGTGGGGCAACAGGGTCCGCGCTCGATGTCAGAAACGTCGTAGAAGTACGGGAGCCAGCCTTCTTCGATCGCATCCTCCCGAACTTCCCTTCGGCTGCAGATGTAACAGGAAACGACGTCGGACTCTAACAGTGTTGGCAAGGAGACTGGATAAAGCCGAAAGGGATCGTAAAGGTTTAGGGCTCGTAACTTAAGCGTAAAGCCAAAATTCTTTAAAGAATCTTGAAGCGACTTTGCTGAATGCTCAGCAAGAACAAAGCCGTCTGCTTTAATCTCTATCTCGATCGAAAGCTTTAAAAGATAACGTGGCATAATCCTTAATCCATCCTTTCCCTGCAATAAACGTGATAGACTTCCTGATCGGTGGAGGAGACTCTGAACTCTTCCACGCCTGTGTAACAAATGACACCTCCGGTATAGGTGAAACCCGCGTGTACACCGTAGGGTCGGAAGAAGGTCATGGTTCCCTTTTCCCTGTTAATGCTCTGAACAATAACTGTGGAGAACGCGGAGTCTTTCATGGGCTCGTAGCGTACTACGTCCCCGACCCGAAGCTCGCACACAGGACACTTAAAGTTATAGGTGTATTTAATGGGCATCTTGGACCTCCGGAGTCTTTTCTTTTTCTAAAGAAGGAGAAGGAACAGGAAAAAGCACTGGACAATCCTTCTCTAAGTGGAAATGATGGGAATTGATGTGCTGAAGCTTCGCGTAGAAATTAATCCCATGTTTTATAGGGAGCGCGAAACGCTCCGGAGAGCGCTTCCAAGTTTTAATCTCCCCATTCACACAGAATCTAGTTATGTGTCTGTAGTGCGCTCCACGACATCCGATGCTCTCAGTACAGACTCCTCCGTGAATAATATCGCCTACGCGGAGTGTGAGCGCCTGTTCTTTAGTTATCATGAGAAGCCTCCTCGAGCATTTTCACAAGCTTTTTCTCTATGGGAAGAAGCGGAGGCCGCTTTGCATCCTTTCCACCTTCTTGAGCAAGCGCCTCTTCAACCATCGCGAGCCAGCTCAGAATCTGAGCCCGCAGCTCTATTAAGTAGGAAAGGCTGATCCTGCGCGGATTTAGAGAGCCTATTCGAGCTGGCATAACTTGCTGAAAGGCATCCACTATGGTGTATTTTGGGCAGTTCATTCTTAATTCTCCTTTCATTTCATTCTAAAGTCTTCGTAAACCCTATTAATAGCTAGACAGGAGGCTTTCAGCTTTTTTAGACTCTTGTCTGAAAGCGCTGTCTAGCTAATGCTAGAGTCTCTGAAAAGACTCGGACTGTTTCTGAGCCTGTTCTCTTTTCCACGCTTCCGTAACAATGGCTGTAGAAATGGCCTCGAGGAAGTCCAGATTAGCGTATACGTACTCCACGAGAACTTTGCATTCCCTGAGCCCGATACCTCCCAGATCCACTGAAAGGAAATTGAAATGATCGCGGATTATCTTGATCGCATGAATCTTACGGAAATTGCCATCCTTGTCCTTCCCGACTCCCTGAACAACAGAGCGGACAAAGAGAATGAAAGGCATGGGATATGTCTGGTCTTCGATTGTAAGGCTGAAAGCTTTAACAGCAGGACTTAGCATAGAAAAACTCCTGAAAGAAAGGGGGCTCCAGATTTTCTCTGGAGCCTTCGTTTAAAGCCGGAAAGGAAAAGAAAACTAAAGAGAAAGGCTCAGGGAAGCTCCATAAAACTGCGAAGTTCTCTCTGCCTTTGCTGCATGCTGAGGCTCACCCGGGTAGTCGATGATCCGAATGTCAGAGACAGCACAATCATGTAAGTAGACTGCGCTGTTCTGTGCGTTCAAAGAACGCTCTGCGAGCAAAGCCTGTAATCTGTTCTGAGCCTGTTTCATTCCCATTTCAAATTCTCCCTTTAAAAATGGCGTTTCATTCACTTAACAGGGACATTATAACGAAGTTATAAAAAGAAGTAAAGAGAAAATTCAGTAAAAAGAAGAAAAAGGAGTCTCATGCATCCTCGTGGGGCCTGACGCAGCCTCTGCCGCGCTCTGCGATCCTTGTGAGTCTGTAGAGAGGATCATGGTCGCTTCGCGATGCTCGCAGTTCCTTTAGAGCCTGTAGAGACTGCACAACAGTCTAGAGACTGTAGAGACTTTTCTTTCCTTTCTGAGGAAAAGAGGCTCCGGAATGGACCGGAGCCTTTTCACTTCATGAAACTGTCGCTTTCGCGAGCTCTAATAATTATACCACTCTCTATTTTCTACCGAGAACTTTCCACTCAGGAACTCCACGTCCACAGCATGACGCGTTTTGTAACCATCTCCCTCGTCAGAGACCACAAGTGTCCTGTGCTTTTCGCGAAGCATGAACTGCGAGAGGACCTCGAGTGTTCCCTGAAAGTCTCTCCAACAATGACTGCTCCGACCTTCGCCGAATTTAATGATAACCTCGGTGAACAATCCTTCATGGTCGTGCCAGAGATCTGTGTTGAGTGCTAGAAACCACCATCCACAAACTAGTTCTGTGGTCAGAGCTCTGCGCTCCCGAATCTTCTGAAAGTCTGCTTCGGAGAAGCTGACTAGAGGCTGAAGAAACTTTTCAAGCTCCTCGCAGTCAATCTCATCCGGAGAAAAAGAAACAGAAGAGCCTGAAACAAATTCTATACAGTTAGACATTTTCCAACGCCTCCCATTCAATAAGCATGTCGTCCAGAAAAAGCTCGAAACGCTCCAGCTCTTTCCGGTCATTATCCGTTAGGTTTTCGGGGTCTGTGTCTGTGACCTGAATTCCGAGGATATACTCGGTCTCGGTAGTCTCAGAATCTACTAAAGTCTCTTCAAGAATTTCGGGATCGGATTCATCCTCGATTGAGAAAAAATCTATCTCATCAAAGCATTTAATTCTATAACGAGCTAAGGACATTTTAAAACCTCCGCTTTTCACTTTCTACTCTTTACTTTCACCTTCCCCCTTCATTTTATAAGAACTAAAAAAGAATGTAAAGAGAAAAGTTAAGAAAAAGAAAGAAAACGGAGCCTTACACAGTCTCACACATCCTCGCAAAGGCTCCGCCAAGCGCTCTGGGGCTGAACAGACTAGCATCTGCTGCGGAGTCTATACAAAAACGCTACCTTATTATATAGTGATTTCGGACTCGAAAAATGAAAGGCTACAGAGACTTCCGTAGACTGTGGAGACTGTGGTCTTCTAACGAAGACTCGGAAAAGGGAATGAGCCTGTACAGACTGGGCGAGCCGAGAGAGACTGTGCGGCACGGCGCAGACTGCGGTCTGTTGTAGAGACTGTGACTACCTGTAGAGGCTTGTCAGCTTACGCTGAGGCTGGACTAAACAACGGAGCCTCCGGAGTCTCTAACGAGCTCTAGAGCTTACTCATAGACTGTACTGAACGACAAAGGATGTGAAGGACTGCGGAGTCTGCGGAGCGCGACAGAGTCTGCGGAGCGCGACAGAGTCTGCGCGGGCTCTAGGAGCTGTACGAGAAACAAAAAGTCTCGAGGCTGGAAAGAGGAGAGGCTCGCTGTAAACGGCCCATCCTATGTTTTTGGAGTATTTAGGGAAAGGAAACTGTCCGCGAGCGGAGCCTCTAAACACGCCATTACGTTCACGGGGATCGGGTAAAATTTCCCCGAATTCTCGGCAAAAAATGACAAAGTGCTTGAAAATGGCATAGCGAGTGCCCTCTGGGGAAGAAAAGAGAGCTTTTGGAACTGAAAAGAGACTAAAAGGCGCGGAATAAGCCTTTAAACTACTTTAAAAGGGCGGTTTCTATACTGTAAAATGTGGAATACTGAGCTCGAAAGCTGCAGAAGAGGTCTGCAGTAAAGATAGCCTTGTCGAATTACGCCCGGCGTAAAACGATTCCTTACAAAAACCTGTCTGCTCGTCCCTAACAATTACTAGATAACTGCTATAACAATTCCCAAATAACTTTCTGTTTTCCTCACAATTACTAAATAACTGGCTATGGATACTGGACAACGAGCCTACACTGATAGCACAACTTACTTTAACTGAAAGAACAACTAAGAACGAGCGCTGTAAACCATTAATTTTAAACACTTTACCATAACCGTACCTATCGCGCAGCCATATAGGAATTGTAAATCCTGCCCACATAGTCCCGTGCGTTGATTTTCATGCCCCCCCAGTCGTGTGCTTGCATGCTGT